TTGTTGTTGGTCGTGCACAAGCATGGACTGAAAAGGACTTCTCCTACGACATTACTGGTGGTGTTGACTTCATGGAGAATGTGGCACAACAGGTCGCTGAGTATTGGGATGAAATCGACCAAGCTACTATCGTTTCTATCATGACTGGTATCTTCTCCATGACTGATACCGAGGGTGCAAGATTTGTTGCTACTCATACCCATGATATTACTGCCGCTACGAATAGCAATGGTGTTGTTGGTCAGATGGATGGTACCACTATCAATACTGCTATTCAGAAGGCTTGTGGTGACCATAAGAGCAAATTCTCTCTTGCTATTATGCACTCCGCAGTTGCTACTAATCTTGAAAACCTTCGTATCCTGACCTACATGCTGTACAATGATGCGAACGGTATTCAGAGAGAAACCGGTATGGCTACCGTTAATGGCAAGCTCGTTATAATTGACGATTCTATGCCTGTTATGGAAGACCAGTCTACTGCTACTTTTAGTAAGACTTCCGATTCTGCTGTTACCGCAGGTAAGACTTACTACACTCGTACCGGCTCTTCGGGCAATTATGTGTATACTGAGGTTATGAATCCTGTTGATTCTGCTATCGGTAGTTACTACGAAAAGACCGGTAATGGTGACCCCATTTATGTCACCTATCTTTTTGGCGACGGCGCTATTGAGTACACTAACTGTGGCGCAAAAGTTCCTGCTGAAATGAGCCGTGACCCCAAGACCAATGGTGGTCAAGACACTCTGTATAACAGACAGAGAAAGTGCTGGGCTCCTTACGGAATTTCCTTCACTAAGGCCAGCATGGCAACTCTGTCTCCCACTGACGCAGAACTGTCCAATGGCGCTAACTGGGAACTTGTTAATACCGGCGGCACTACGAACAAGAAATATATCAGCCTGAAAGCTATTCCGATTGCTCGTATTCTTTCCAAGGGTTGATTTTTACAAAGGCGGTGCTTCTATGTACCTCACGTATGATGAATATATTCAGATGGGCGGGGCTGACTTAGAAGAAACCGCCTTTGAACAATTAGAATTTGAAGCCCGTAGTCAGATTGACTGGTGGACATTTGGTAGGCTACAAAATGAGACCACATATCCAGAAGCAGTAAAGCGTTGTATGTTTAAGCTAGTAGAATTATTAGATAAACAGCAAAAAGTTCTAATGGTAGACGCAGTAGATGAAGATGGTAATGTTGTAGCAGGTCTAATGGCCAGTCAATCTAATGACGGCGTTTCTTCAACATATAATGTTATTACCGGCAATATGGCTGTGAGAACAATTCAATCACAGCTTAATTCAACCATAAAAATGTACTTACAAGGCGTAAGAAACTCTTTGGGTCGAAAAGTTCTTTATAGGGGGTTATATCCTGGTGAATAGTTATGGTAGTTGGTGGAATACAACAGTAACAATTTATAACAGATTTGAAGACCCGCAGACACAAGTTGTTAGATGGTTTCGTCATGTTGTACATAAAGCATTTTGGAAAGATGCTGGTAATAAAGTAACAATAGGCAATGTCGTACTCGAAAGCAATAATATAATCTGCCGAATAAGAAAGAGTGATGACTATTTACCAAAACATCTTTGGGTAGCAATTCCTAATGATGAAATGTCTAAATACTTTACTCTCGGTCAAGGCGATATTATTGTGTATGGTGAAGTTGACGATGATATAGATGAATATACATCCGGTCATCGGTCATCTGATTTAAAGACTAAATATAAGAAATTACAAGGTTGTATGGAAGTACAACAGTGTGCTGACAATACTGGCGGTGGTAGAGGAAACGAGCATTATTATGCTAGTGGTGTATGATGAGTAAAGTAGTGTTTAAGATAAGTGCCAAGAATATTAGACAAGCAGTTAAAGAGCGAGTCGAAGGTCCAATTATAGCACTTACTAAAAATCCTGATATAAGACGATTGATAGCAGAAAAAGCTGTTGATATTGTTACTCTTTATGTACCAAAAAAGACTGGTGCTCTACGTAATAGTGTACACATTACACAGACTGCAAAAGATACAAAAATTATATGGGGTGGTGAAGAAGTTAATTATGCTGAATATCAGTATACAGCAGATGACTGGCTCTGGAATAGAACTACTCCTGGTACTAAATCTTATTGGACAGAAGAGATTGAACCCGGTTCAGATGGATTCAATGAACTTATTGATTTTGCAACACCGCTTATGAAGAAAGAGGTTAGACGTGACAGTAAATAAACATCAAGCAGTAATTAACTATTTAATTACTTGTCCTACTATCTTAAATAGTCCGCTATACTTCAACTTCATAAATGCGAAAGATAATACTAATCAATTTTTCACTGAGTCAAATGACCAATATACAAATGTATCATATATTGACGGCAGTGTTAAAAAATTATATACTTTCACTATACTAACCTTTAAATCGGCTACAGACATTGCTGTTGTTAAACTATCTGGCTATGAGAACGAAAACTTATCAGATATGTATGGTTTACAAGAGTTAATAGATTGGATTCAAGAGCAAAATGATTTACAAAATTTTCCAGATTTTGGAGAAGATTGTATTGTTGAATCCATCATAACTACTTCAAACGAACCAAAATTTAAAGGAATAGATGAGCAAGTGACTCCGCCTCTGGCAGTATACGAAACTTCTATTCAGATAGAATACATTGATATAAGTAAAAAAATTTGGAGGTAATTTTAAATGGCTGTTTCCCCTATTAATCTGGCGACACATCAACGTGCCGAACGTAAACTGCTTATTACTGTAGCTGAGTGGCAAGATGGTAGCGCACAGAAGCGTGAAATCTTAGGTAGACGTACTGAGGATTCTAGCATCGAATATAATGCTGATATTGAGACTACCACTGATATTCTTGGTATTAACTATACCGATGTTAATAGAACTCAGCCTCAGCAAGACTTTGACCCGTTTGTTATCATGGGCGGTTCTGAGTTAGCCGCAAAGCTGAATGATATTCGTAAGCGTAACGCAATTTCCGAACTGTCAGCATTTACGGTATATATCATTACTGCCTTCGTTGGGACGGCAGGTTCTTATGAAGCTGAGAAGCATACTAACTGCACTATTGCATATAACAGCATTGGTGGTGACGCTACTGTTAATATGCCAATTTCTGTGTATTTCAGCAATGAAATTACAGTCGGTACAGTCGATAAGCTGTCGGATGACTTTGAATTCACTCCGGCTTGATTTTAAACAAAGGAGAATATTATGGCGAAAAAGACGGCAAAAGTAACTGATATAAGTCTTGGATTAAATCAAAAACAGCAATTCAGAATTGACGGTGATGATAATAGAATTATCGAACTTGATGTGTCTGATATTACTGTTATTCATAGACTTAGAGAAGTTTATCCTAAACTTAATGATTTAGGAATTAAAGGCTTTGATATAGACGATAGTGCTGATGATACTGAAGGTCAGTTAGATAGTATGATTACAGCACTTAACGCTATTGATAAGGAGATGCGTGATATTATTGATTACGTTTTCGACTCTAAAATTTCTGATATTTGCCTTCCTACTGGCGCTATGTATAATATGAGAAATGGTCAATTCATGTTTGAGCGGATTCTCGATGTACTGTTTAGCCTGTACGCAGAAAATATTCAGAGTGAGTTTGGAAAAATGTCGGCGAGAATGAAGGCTCATACCGACAAATATACGGGTAAGTGATATGTATGTAATACCGACTACAGTAAATATAGGCGGTACAGAATATCACATACGAAATGATGGAGACTACAGAATGGTCCTTGATTGTTTCAGCGCATTGCAGGACGCTGAGTTGACCCAACAAGAAAGGCTTTTCTGTAGTCTTATTATTTTCTATGACGATATAAATAGTATTGCCGACATAAATAAATTTGAAGATTTAGAAGAAGCGGTCACAAAAATGTTTGACTTTTTTAATTGCGGTAAGAGTCAAACAGTTGGTAAAAGAATGAATCATAAACTCATAGATTGGGATATGGATTCTCAAATGATATGTTCCGCCATAAATAAAGTAGCTAACAAAGAAGTGCGTGCAGAACCATATATACATTGGTGGACATTTATGGGATATTACTCTGCTGTTGGGGAATCCTTACTGTCTACTGTTATTACTATTAGAGATAAAATGGTTCGTGGTAAAAAGCTTGAAAAACACGAAAGAGATTTTAGAAGAGATAATCCAGAATACTTTGTTTGGAATACGAATCGTGTTGAAGATGAAGAAGCAGAAGAACTCTTTAAACAGCTTTGGAATCAGGGAGGAGGTGAATAATTATGGCTCGTGATATAATTTTAGGTGTAGACCTCGAACCTGGTGAAGCTGAAAATACCGCTGAGGATTTACGTAAAGAGATAGAGAATATATTTAATAAATCTTATGGTAATGAAACGTCACGCAGTTTTCAGCAATTACAAGCACGTATGGCTAATTTGCATGATAGGTCATTAGAGACAGCTAAGGCATTAGCTGATACAGCACAATATATACCAACAGAACGATTTGCTGAATTATCCAAACAAATTGAATCAACTGTCACAAGTAGAAACACATTACGAAAAGATTTAACGGACGCTAAAGAGCGTTTAGACACACTTGGTAAGACTGTTATACCAACAGAAGAATATACAAAACTTGACAAAGCATTAGGAGAATTAAAAAATAAATACGGCGATATAGAACGCAATAATGCAAGATTCGTAGAGCAAATGGATGAAGCTAATCAGAGTATTGTTTGGACTACAGAGCATTTAGAAGAGTTATCTGCTAGTTTGGGCAAATTATCTGGTGATGAACTGACAGCGGCACGAGAAGCGATTGCTAAGGATGAGATGTGGATAAAAACACGTCAAACGCAAATAAAAGACTTAACGACAGACTATAATAATAATACTGCGGCATTAAGTAAATTATATCCTGAAATTGTTAAAACTGAACAAGCTATAAAGGATTTAGAGGCATCTGGACGTGCATATAAGGACGCAAAACTTGATTCTTCATATACGGAGCAACAACAAAGGGTAAATGAACTTACTAAAGAATATGATGAAGAAAGGAATAAACTTGCTGAATTAAGAACTGAGGAGGCGGGTCTACTTAGTCAAGATAAGGCTTATAAATTAAATCCTGAATATGAACGTAAAGAGAAAACTCTTGGTCGTATAAATAATCAGATGTCCAATGCTATTAGACAATCTGATGAAATGAACAAAGATGTTCCTGAAATTGGCGGTTGGCAGATGCTTTTAGACGTTATTAATCAGGGACCTAAAGCTATTACTAAAGTCGCAGATACCGCTGTCGCAACTCTTCCTCCTGTTGTTCAAGCTATTTATGCTGTAGTAAAAAGCACTTTTGGTGCATTACTAAGTTGGATTGTTAATGAATTTAAATCTTCTTTCAATCTTGTAAAGAACGCAATTCAAAAGGGTGCTGTAAAGGCTGTTCAGTTATTAGGGACAGCGGCTAAATCAGCTTTATCTAATGTAAAGAAACTCGTAAATTTAGTCGGTCAATTAGCTAGTAGCTATGTTGGCAATAAGATAAAGGGAATCGCTGACTCTATAAGTAATATAGGAAAGAGTGCAAAAAGTTCTACTCCTAATTTGAAACAGATTGGTAGAATGTTTCTCCAATATGGTATTGGCGCTAGGTCTTTATACAGACTTATAAATAAATTAAGAACAGCTTTGTTTGAAGGTTTTGCTGATTTAGCTTTAGCATATCAGCCTTTTAATGAGGCTATGTCCAGTATTGTTACTGCCTTAGATTATCTCAAAAATTCTTTTGCCGCCGCTTTTGCGCCTATAATTGAATTTGTTGCTCCTGCTGTTTCTCTTTTTGTCAATAAGATGGCAGATGCAGTTCAGATGGTAGGTCAGTTTATTGCGGCATTAACTGGCAAAGAATTTGTAATGGCTCTGCCTGTTTATAAAGATTATGCTGAAAGCACTAAAGAGGGTGCGGCGGCTACCAGAGAACAAGCTAAAGCTGAGAAACAAGCCAAGAAGATGGCAGAAGATGAGGCTAAAGCTGAAAAGAAACGTGAGAAGGCTTTAAAGGATGTTAAGCGTACTATAGCAGGTTTTGATGATGTAGAGATACTAAAAGAGCCTACTGCTACTACACAAGAGAATCTTACAGCCAGCATAGACCCCGATAATTATAATTTTGATACACCAACTCTTGAAAGGGCTATGAAAATATTTAAAGTTGGTGGTCCTCTTCAAGATGGCATAAAACAGTTTGCTGATTTAATAAAGAAAGCATGGCTTACAGCAGATGCTTATGATTTAGGGCAAAAAGTTAGCAAACAACTTGGAGATTTATTAAGAGCATTTAACAAGAGTATTCCACAAATACAGGAGTTTACTACAAAAGTAGCAAGGGTAATTGCTTCTTTCTTAGCTGGCTTTTTAAGTATTGGCGATACATTTAAAGTGCTTGGACAAGCGATTGCGAATGTAATAAATACAATATTTAAGACGGTAGAGGCATTTCTGACTACGTTCATGAATTATGATGGCTTTAAGAATTTAGGTAAAGCTATTTATTATACTATCGTAAACGCTCTTGCAAATATAAATTGGGAAACTATATACAATGTATTCAGAATGTTAGGGCAGGGCATAGCACAAGTTCTTAATGAAACTATAGCAAAACCTGATTTTTGGATTTTAATATTTAGAACATTAACTAATGCTCTTAGAACCATTTTAATTCGCATAATAGCGTTTTCACGAGAGTTACATTGGGGAGAGATTGGTAGTGCTATTGCCGCAGGTATTAATGAAGGTATTCGTAATTTCCCTGTACAAGAGGCTATAAATGCAATTACATCATTCTTTGGCGGTTTATGGCATTTATTTGTAAGATTAGTAATAGAAACGCAATGGGGAGAACTTGGTATAACTATAGCAAATACTATTGTGGGCGTATTTAGTAAAATTGACCCTTATGATTTTGCTATTGGGTTGCTTGCATTTTTGGACGGTCTATTAACAGCTTTTAAGACACTTATAGATGGTATACCTTGGGCAGATGTAGGAACTGGTATTGCTACCTTTATTATTACAACAGTGGAGCATTTCCCTGTTCAAGATATGGTTAATGCTATTAGTGCGTTCTTATCAGCATTGTGGACAGCGTTTATCAATTTTGTTAATCGTATGAAAGGACATTGGGATGAAATTGGTAGAACTGTAGCACTATTAATCATAGGTTTGTTTGAAAAATTTGACCCTGTTGAATTTGCAAATGGTGTTATTGCGTTTTTAGATGGTCTATGGGATGCATTTATGGGGTTTGTTGAAACTCCAGGTTGGGATAAAGTTGTAGATAAAATAGCATCTACTATTGTTACCTTCGCTAAAAACTTTAAATGGAAAGAAAAACTGCCTGGATTATTAAAGTTTTTGAATAATGCTATAGACGGTCTTACAGAAATATTAGACCAATTAGATATACCTAAATTCTTGGATGAATTATATGAGGAGTTACGAAACTCAAAAGAATTTCAAGAATTATGCGAAAAAGTAGTTGATTTAGTGATATATTTTACTAAGTTAAAGATAAAGGCAAAAGTGCTAGGCTTTAAACTTATTGGTGACTCTATTATGAGTTTTATCACCGGCGGACAGATAGATAGTGTTTCTGATTTTGCTCGACAGGCCGCAGACTCACAATATGATGCTACAAATGGTGCTATCGGAAAACATGATAGTGATTATGAGTCTATTGGTGCTGGTACAGGTGATGCTATCAATAGAGGACTTAATAGTGCGACCGGTGATATAAATACAACTGCGGATAATATAAATACTGATATACAAAGTGCACTTAATAATCAAGACCAAATGACATTAATCGGAACTAATAATATGACAGCACACAATAAAGGATTAATGGGCGTTAGGTCTGATATTCAAGGTTCAGTTCGTACAATATCGCAAGATGAACTCGATGCATTTGATGGCAACGATTTTGAATCTATTGGTCGTAGTCAAATGTCAGATTTAAAATCTGGTATAGACGGAGCTGGTAGTGATATTAGTAGTTCCGCATCTACTATAAAGAGTAGCATAGAAAGTCCGTTTGCTAATTTTGATGGCGTTACTCTTGGTAAAAATATGCTATCTGGTATTTGGCAAGGTATTCAAGATAACTGGAACTGGCTGTACAATACAGTTTGGGATTTAGCTGAGGACTTATTAAATGCCGCTGAACGTGCTTTAAATATCGGCTCACCTTCTAAAGTATTTAGAGATAAGATAGGTGAAATGATTCCCGCAGGTATTGGTGTTGGTATTGAGGCTAATGCTGATTCTGCTATTAGTTCTGTTAATAGCTTATCTAATAAATTAGTTGATACAGCTAAAAATATGAAACTTCCTCCCATTGCTATGGGAGAAGTTATTCCTTATAACTCCAACGTACAAAACGATGGAGCAGTAACTTTAAAATCAGTTCTGGATGTGTTACAATCTTTAGAAACAAATGCAGTAAGACGTGATGAATTAGAGGAAATTCTTATTAGAGTATTTAGAGAATACATGAATATTGATTTCTATATGGGTGATGAAAAACTCGCACGTCATGTCAAACGTGGTAATTCTATACTCGATAGACGATACAATGCAGTTTCTACATGAGGTAAATTATGATTGCACGTAAGCCCTTTATGATTGACGGTACGCCTATTCCTACACCGTCAGAATATACATTCAATGTAGAGGACTTATCTTCCCAGAACACAGGTCGTACCCTTGACGGCATGATGCATAAAGACGTTGTTGCCGTCAAGGATACTTACGACTGTACCTGGAAGAAATTGTCTTGGCAAGATGCGGCAGATTTATTAAATGCCATAAACGCAAAAGAACAATTCTCTTTTACACACGCTGACCCTCGTGTGCCGGGACAATTTGTTACCGGCACATACTATGTTGGTAAAAGAAGTTCTGTAGCATTGAATCTAAATAATAATTCAAATACATGGCATGATATTAAAATGACTTTTATTCAAGTGTAAGGAGAGTAATGAGAAACGTATCTACAGCATACAAAAATATGTTATATAGGAATCAGAGAAAGTACGTTACCACTCTCGATATTGTACTCTCTGATGGCACACAACTCACAGTCACAAACAATAATATTATGGATGGTGGGGTAGAAATAGACGATGCTATAGGAGATGACGGCTCATTTTCTGCCCTCGGCTCGACTATCATAAATGGCTGTGAAGTTGTACTTTATAACAACAATGAAATGTACTCCGACTATGTATTCATAAATGCAAAAGTTACAATAAAAGTGAATCTTGTCGGGGCTGATAGTTCAGATGAAATACAGTTCGGCGTATTTACAGTAGATGAGGCTAATTATGGTGAAGCTACAGTCACGCTATCTCTATTAGATAATATGTGCCAATTCGACAGGCCGTATAAATCTTATAGTATATATAATTCAAATACTACACTTAGAACCATAGTATATGATGCTTGTTCTAAATGCGGTGTTTTATATGACCCGTCTATGTCGAGTTTTCCTAATCACGACTTTGTTGTTCCCAATGCACCAAAAGATGACTGCACTTACAGGGAAGTTATAGGTTGGTGTGCTACATTAGCAGGTTGTTTTGCAAAGATGACCAGTGAAGGTAAATTAATATTTGACTGGTTTAATGTAGATGCGTTTGACAATGATACTGGCACAGATGGTGGTGTATTTGACTCTGCTTCTCCATACGCTACAGGAGATACACTAAACGGCGGTTCATTTAATCCTTGGAATGATACAACAAATGCTGATGGCGGCTTATTTACAGACAGAAGTGGAATACACCACATAACGTCATTAAGCACACAGAATATTGGTGTTGACGATGTTGTTATTACAGGTATTCATATTACATATGAAAAAGAAGATGATAATAAGAATGAAAGTGTTACCCAATCAGTCGGTACAGATGATTATGTAATAGAAATAAAGGATAACCCCTTTGTTAATGAGGATAATTATAATGATGTTCTCACATTCTTAACCCCCATCCTTATAGGATTACAATTTAGACCTTGTAATGTTACACATCCTAATGACCCAACTATTGAAGCTGGTGATGTTGGATATATATGGGACAATAAAGGTATTCAGCATAGAATATTAATTACTCGTGTTACATTTTCTCCCACAGCTTTACAGACCGTTGTTTGCGGTGCTGAATCTCCTGAGAAGAATAGTTCCACAAGATTATCCACAGCTACCAAAGCACTTGTAAAATCTCGTAGACAACTAAATGATGAAAAGAGTATTAGAGAGCAGTTAGAGGAAGATTTTAATAAAGCCATAACAAATGGTAAAGGTTTATACTTTGATAAAGATACAACTGGCGGTGCTCTTATTCTTTATGGTCACGATAAGCCTTTACTTGCTGAATCTAAAGTTGTCTTAAAGATTTCTACTGCCGGTATAAGTATGACAGGAGATTATAAAGGCACAGATGCAGATACATCTGCCGCAAACGCTTGGTATGGTTTTGATTTCAATGGTACTTGGCTTGCTAATATAATATCTACTGTAAATCTGTTTTTTGATTATGCGCATGGCGGAACATTAGAACTTGGCGGATACAATGATGGTAATGGTGTACTCAAAGTATATGATGCAAGCAATAATTTAATAGGAACTTGGGATAGTACTGGTATTAATGCTACTGGTGACTTCATAATGCTTAAAACTGTAAGCGGTAAAAGAATTTTAACCTATATCGGTTCATTTAATAATCGACAATATAATAGAACAACAGGTGAATCAACAGTAGCAACTGGATATGGATTTTGTACAAGGGCCGAAACGAGCGGATTACCACGTTTGTTTGCTGTTAAAAATACGGGTGCGATTGTGTTTGAATTTGACAGCAGTATAAGTTTTGATAGCTTGCAAGATAGCTATTCAAACGATATAACAGTCGCAGTGCACGCATCAAACAAGGACCATGTGTACAGGATTGCCTTTGCAAATGGCATATATATACACAGAGAATTGTGGGACACGCCGTCATCTGAAACTGCGACAACGCGACTTATAGAAACAGCATTTAATTTTCGATTAAATGATAATGGTATATACCACTCTTATGGTTCTAGTGGTGGATGGGTAGCTTTCCAATCTTCATCATCACGTAGATATAAACATGATATAAAACCTATAGAAGATAAACAATTAGACCCGCACAGATTATTACAACTTAAAATTGTGCAGTTTGTTTACAACGAAGGTCATATATTACAATATAAAGACACGGCTAACCAGACAATTCCTGGTATTATAGCAGAAGATGTTGCTGAAATCTATCCATCTGCTGTTATCCATAATGAAGATGGACAAATAGAGTCCTGGGATGAGCGTAGACTTATTCCCGGAATGTTGGCACTCATTCAAGAGCAGGACAAAGAGATAAAGGACTTAAAAAGTAGACTAGAAAAGCTAGAACGTGTTATAATGAATTTACAAAGTGATGGTAAATAATTATGCTAAAATTAAAGTTTGAATTAGCCAAACAATTCATCAATAGAGTAGATACAGAAAATCCTGTTGCTGATAGTAAATATTATTTATACGCCCACTTTGATTACATTACAGATGAGTGGAAAGGTAGAGCAGTCACAGCAATATTTACAAAGGATGAAGTCTCTTATATGGCTCTTCTCGATGCTGACGGAGATTGTTTAGTCCCTTGGGAAGTAGTCAAAGAGGGTAACTTTTTTGTATCCGCATTTACTGGTGAACTTATAACTACAAATAAATCAAGAGTATATGTTGAAAAGACAGGTTACGTAGAAGATGCTGAAAATTCAGAACCACCAACACCTAACATATACGAACAACTATCAACACAATTTGGTGAACTCCGCACAGATGTTTATAGCAGATTAGACAACATTGACGGCGGATTATTTACAGATTGGGAGGCATAATATGGCAATTCAATTACGGCGAGGTGCGTTTACAAATTTTGACGCACAAAAGATGAAGCCGGGCGAAGTTGCTGTTGTCCAGAGTGGTGATGAAATCGCTAGTGATGGAAAAGCAGTATATGTCGCTTTCTCTGCCGGTGATGTAAAGAGAATGGCTACAACTGATGAAATGCATGACCACAATTCAGAAGGCGAAACTATTCTTGAACATGTACGTGAGCAGAATAACACAATTCAACAAGTGTATCAAAACACTGTGACAAAAGCAAATGACGCTAGTCAATCTGCTACAGATGCACAGACAGCAAAGACAGCCGCAGAGAAGGCTAAAACTGATACACAGGCTCTTTTAAATCGAGCACAGACTGATATAGAAGGTTATACAGCAGATGCACAGCAAGATATACAAAGTGCATTAACACAGGCTCAGACAGCTATATCGCAACAAGCTACTACTGCACAAACTAATTTACAGACTGCGGTAAATACTGCTATTGATAACATTGACGATAAGGAAGATACTGCTATCAATGCTATCAATAAAGCATACAGTGACAGAGTGGACGATATTGATGACAAGATTGACCAGATGATTGCGGTCAAGACTAATGCTGAAACTGTTGCCAATGAAGCTAAAAATAAAGCAAATGCACTTGAGAATGATTTAGCCGAAGTGTCATCTAAAGTAGATAGAAATACATCTAATGTCAACAATCTTGGATTTACAGTTGATGGCATGATTCATGGTTGGTATGTCGATGTTCAGAAGAGATTAATATTTACTGATGTTGATGGTAACCCCATCGGTGAGCCTATTGAAGGAATCGGCGGTGGGGGTGGAGGAGGCGGTGGTGGCTCTTCCACTAATGCTGACATGACTGCTGAAAATGTAACAGGATGGATTTCTAATTCTGTTTCTATTGGCACACCTGTATCTGTCAAAGTGCAATGGTCATCTATTGAGAATAATCTGCCTACTGGCAATGGTACTGCTACTATTACTGTAAACGGCATACAGAAAGCACAGTATGAAGTTCCACAGGGCACAGTAACAATTCAACTTGATGATTATATTGGTGCAGGTTCAAACAAAGTAAAGATTACACTTACAGATGTATATGACCAATCAAGAGTATTAAGTTTTAATATCTCGGTTATTGATTTAAGGCTTACTTCTCCTTTCAGTACCGCCACACCTTTTGAGGGAACTATACCGTTCAGTTATACACCTATAGGTGAAGTCGCAAAGACTATTTACTTTGAACTTGATGGCGTACTTCATCATACTGTACAGACAAGTGTTTCAAATAAACAGCTTACATATACTTTCCCTGCACAAAGTCATGGTGCGCATACATTAAAAGTATATTTTGAAGCAGAAGTAAATAATCAAACAGTTAGGTCAAATGAACTGTACTATGAGTTTATATCCATTGAGACGCTTAATGATGATGTAATCATTGTTTCGCCGTTTAATAAGACTTCTGTGACACAGTATGATTCTGTTGTTATACCTTATACTGTATATGACCCTGTTAATTCCACAGCAGAAGTTAATCTGTCTGTCAATAACACCGTTGTATCAACAGTCACAGTAGATAGGTCTGAACAATCGTT